TTACTTGAACATTTAATAAAAGAATAATGAAAAAACTAATCAAAAACTGGAAAACAACATTTTTTGGCTTTGCTACTATTGTAGGTGGCATTGCGGCTATTTTAAAAGGCGATTTGGTAAGTGGAATTACTACTATCGGAGCTGGTTTTGGACTTGCCGTTGCTAAAGATTACGATAAAACAGAACTTTGAAAGGTAAAAAATATATTGTTATTGGCGCATTAGCGTTGTTACTTTTATTATCTAAAAGAGTGAAAGCGGAAACTATCATTAAAGAATTTGAAGGCGAATATCTTGACGCGTATTTAGATCCTGTCGGCATACCTACGATTGGTTATGGAACTACTCGCAACCCCGATACAGGTAAAAAAATAAAGCTGGGCGATAAGATAGATAAAGCAACTGCGCTACGCTGGTTGCGTTTAGATACTGAAAAGGTTCGGGAAAGTGTAAAAAAGATGGTTAAGGTACCAATAAATGCACGACAATTAGACGCGCTAACTAGCTTTGTATACAACGTTGGACCTACCGCCTTTGCCGATAGTACAATGCTAAAATTGCTTAATAACAAGACCGACAAGCGTATAGTTGCTAATCAATTTGACCGTTGGGTATATGCTAAACGCGTTAAATTGCCTGGTTTAGTAAGACGCAGAAAGCTAGAAAAGGAACTTTTTTTGTCATAAATACCTTATATTTAACTAATTGTATAATCTACTCAGTTACAGAGTAGATTTTTTTTTTTTTATATCAAAAAAAGTGCTATAAATTTGTTTTGACAAACGACTTTACTAACCTTAATTAAAGAACTTATGGCAATCTTAACTGATCGCGAGGCTTATATTCGCGAATTACAGCAAAAAATTAGTACGTTACAGTTTTTAGGCAGAAATTTAGATCAATCTAGGATCAAAATTGAGTTTACTTACGACTGCGGTACTAGGGCACTTGTAGATCAATCGCTGATCCCTTTTAACCTGGCTATGGAGCTGCGTGTACTTATTGGAGACAGTATCGACTACTATCAGCGTGTTATCGTAAACGTGAATACGATCCCAGATGAGATTGGCTAAAATTTTACTCGAAATTTTATTTTTAATTTTTGTATGCTTGCCATTATTTTGCACAGCATATATTTTTATTCATTCGTCTTTTTTTATTTACTATACAATAAAAACACTTAAAAAATGGAAAATCACAACCACCCGGCGTTCCCGCCACAAGTAGCACAGGACAATTTAGGCAGATTTGTAGCACCAATCCCTGGTATGTCTAAGCTAGAGTATTTTGCAATTCAGCTACTGCCAACGTATTTGGATCTTGGAAAAAAACACCCATTAGCCGACAAAGGCAAAGCAATTACACCTATACAGGCTGCTATTATCACTGCAAAAAATTTACTAGAACAATTAAATGAAAAACCTAATGAAAGCACTTTACAAATTATTGAATAACCCAAAAACGTGGTTATTCATTACACTATTATTTATGTTGTGGCTATCTAGCTATTGGAATATGTAACATAATGGCAAACGATATACGGGAACTTTTACAAAGCAGGCGATATGACCCAGCTAACAAACCTATCGATCAGGTTCCAATATTTACAATACAAGGTAAAACTGTTGGCTGTTTACAGAGTTATATCGTATTTAGCGGCTTGCCTAAAGCAAGCAAGTCGACGTATATTGGAGCTGTTGCCGCATCTGCTATGATCCCTGTTTTTCAAACAATATGGGGAATGAAACTACAATTGCCTTACGACCGGCCCAGGATCGGGTATTTTGATACAGAAATGAGCAGCTTTGACTTTTATCGGCAAGTCGATAAAATAATTACACTAGCTGAAAAAAAGTCCTTGCCGCCTACTTTTGACGCATATAGCTTACGCGAAGATATGCCGAGCAAAATTAGAGCAATGATCGAACAGTATTTAATAGAAAATAAAGACTGCAGCTGTATTTTTGTCGACGGAATGCTGGATCTGTGTTTGGACTATAACGACCCACGCGAAACAAGGCTTGTTACAAACTGGCTTAAAAGAATAACAAAGCAATACGATATTTTATTGATAGGCGTTTTACACTTAGGCAAGGGGCAAGGTGAAACGCTTGGCCACCTAGGTAGTAACACGGACAGGTGGAGCCAGTCGACAATGATAGTTGAAAAAAACAGAGACGTAGGGCAATTTGTTTTACGACCAAAATATCTTCGTAGCGATGAGGACTTTGAGCCAATAGCAATTAGCAATTTTAACGGGCAATGGAAACAGGTAGTGTATATCGAGCCAATTCAGCCTATACCTAATAAAAAAACAAAAAAATGAAACAAATTAACTTATTCGGAAAGGAATTTGCACCCGGCGATGATCAAAAATATACAACAAAGATAGGAGCACCGATATATGAGCCAAAAAATAAGCAGCCTTATTTATTAGAATTATGCGACAAATCTAAAACGCATCGGCTAATGAAAGAGATTGAGGCAAGTAATTTGTCTTATGACGAAAAAAATTTTTTAATAGACGCGGCAAGGCGGCATACTGTATTTAATTACGAAAAAATTGCAGACTATTATGCACATGCCTCAAAAGAGATGCAGCAGCTAATGGAACGCAGCGCGCTTGTGATAATAGATTTTGAAAAGGCCATCGAATACGGCTATGTAAAATTATCTGACGACATACGCAAACAATATTTAGAGGAATATGGCGAATAATTTTGTAGTGTTTATTATAACACACGGCAGGCCAGATAAAATACTTACTTTAAATTCGTTAAAAAAGTGCGCGTACAGCGGCGACTGGTATTTAATACTAGATAACGAAGATGCTACAATAAATAAATATCAAAGAAAGTTTGGCGAGCATAAGGTAATTGTATTCGATAAAAAAGCGATGGCGGATCTAGTTGATGAAGGCAATAATTTTGATAACCGTAGAACGACTACACACGCCCGTAACGCTTGTTTTGATATAGCTAAAAAATTAAATAAAGAATATTTTTTGGTACTAGATGACGACTATACAGGTTTTTCATTTAGATACGAAAGAGGTCCATATATTAAAAACATTAACAAGGTTTTTGATACATTTATTGAATTTATGAAAAACATTCCAAATTGTCTGTCAATAGCTTTTTCGCAAGGCGGTGATCATATAGGTGGGTTCGCTGGTACTAAATTAAAACGCAAGGCTATGAACTCGTTTTTTTGTAGCGTTAATAGGCCATATCAATTTTTAGGTCAATTAAACGAGGACGTAAACGCATACGTTACAATAGGATCAAGAGGTGGGTTATTTTTTACATTTACGTCGGTACAATTAACACAGGCGGCAACTCAAAAAACAGCCGGTGGTATGACTGACGCATACTTACAATACGGAACATTCTGCAAATCGTTTACAACGGTTATGATGATGCCGTCTTCGGTTAAGGTATCAATGATGGTAACTACTAATCAGAGATTGCATCATTCAATTACTTGGGTCAATACAGTACCAATGATTATTCGCGAGAAATATAAAAAACTTAACCTGGGGACAGAGGTATCTGAACAAATTCAAACTATGGAAACAAAAAACAACAGCGGCAGCCTTTTTAAGCAAAAAAAGGATAAGCCAACGCAGCCAGACTACACCGGGACTGCTTCAATCGATGGCAAGCAATTTAGAATGAGCGGATGGGTCAATACTAGCAAATCGGGCATGAACTATTTGCGAATTTTATTCAGCGAGCAACAAATGCAGGATCTAAATACGCTATCGGTTCAAGGTCAGGTGCCGTTAACACCGCAGGCTAGTCAAGGCGAAGATCAGACCGATGACCTGCCTTTTTAGGTAAAAAAAAGGGCCGGGAGTAAACTCGACCGGCCCAGACAAACGACTACGGAACTTGCCGCAATCACCTGTATTCATTGCTAAAATAGTACAAAATGAACAAAAAATACGAGACAGCGATAGTTTTTTTTCAGCCAGGGACAAAAAGACCGAGAAAATACCGGAACATAGCTAATAGGACTAAATTTGGCCAATTTTGCCTCGATTTGGGCGCTTGGTATATTAACTGGTACGACAAGGAAACGAAAAAATTTGAGTGCCGAACATGGCTGATACGCGATTTTCAAAAAAATATGTAAATTTGTAATACATAAGCAGACAGGGTTGGTTTAGGAAAAGCCCGGCGTTTCTACGCTGGGCTATTTTTTTACGCTTTTACACCTTATTTTGTTAAATAAAGGTCAATACAGGTGAATGTGTTAATAACTTTTAGCCTGTTTTTATACGAAATATCAACTTTTTTTAGTAACTTTACTTCAATCTTAAGCGGCTCTATATGGCCGCTGTCTAGATTGAAGTAAAAACTACAAATTTACAAAATTATTTTTTTTATCAATATTTTGTAGTAACTTAGCTAAAGACAAACGACAAGGATCAAAAAGCCGCAGCAGTCATAAAATGCGGAATATTTTATTACTAATAGGCGGAGCAGCTGCGCTGTTTTTTATATCGCGTTTTCGATTTGGCCAAAAAGCCGTTTTTAATTTTCGCAGTTTACGCCCAGGTGGTACTTTATTTGCTCCAGTATTTAATGTTGATCTAGCGGTATCGAACCCAACAAATCAAACTATCGTAATAAAGTCAATTACAGGAACAGTAAACGTTAAAGGATCAGCAGTGGCGAACGTTTCTGCTTTTGGTGATCAGCGAGTAGCGGCTAACAGTGAAAGTATTTTAAAGCTGCAAGCAAGACCGAGCGCTGTAGGTGTATTTGAGACAGTTCGTGAATTATTAAAGCAGCCAGTTGGATCGACTAATGTCAGTTTTACTGGTACAGCTAATGTTGATGGCATAGTGGTACCGGTTAGTGAAAGTAAAATGATCTAATCAATGGATGCCGCTACGTTAATGGGTAGGCTTGGGCCGTTTGAGAATAAAAGAGAAATGCTAACGGCTGATCAAAGTACTGGCGACATAATCGACGCCATACTTGAGGCACACCGTAGGCATGCTAGCGACTACAGCAAAATCAGTTCTTTTTTTAATGCAGGATCTAGACGAGAAACAGCTCGCAAAATTTTTAATTTTCTTAAAAAAAATGTGCGCTACGTTATTGAGCCTGGGAGTAAGCAGACTGTAAAAAGTCCTGCAGCTATACTAGCAACAGGATACGGAGACTGCAAACACTACAGCTTATTTGCTGGTGGCGTTTTGCAAAATTTAGGCATACCGTTTGCGTATCGTTTTGCTAGTTACAAGATATTTGATAAGCAGCCGCAGCACGTATTTGTAGTTGTCAACCCAGGTACTAATAACGAAATTTGGATTGATCCCGTAGTCGGAGAATTTGACTACAAAAAACCATATACATACGCAACAGATAGAAAAATGGCACTATACAGTATATCAGGAATTGGCGCGACAGCGCAACAAAGGGCAGACCTAAAAGCTGCCAAAGCAGCAAAGAAAGCGGCGCCGACTAAAGCGGCGAAACAAGCAGCCCAGGCTACAGTCCAGGCTGCCCGCAAAGCTGCAGGACGTACAACAGGTCAGGTACTAAAAAAAGGCGCTAAAGTAGTTTTAAAAGTAGCAGCGGCCCCAGTACGAAATTCGTTTTTGTTACTTGTAAAATTAAATTTTACCGGCCTTGCTACAAAACTAGCAGCTGCCTGGCAAAAAGCACCTAGCAAGCTACAAAATTTTTGGGAAAGCGCAGGCGGACAGATCAATGCACTAAAAAAAGCCTGGGAAACAGGATCAAAGAAAAAAAGAATATTTGGCGTAGATCAGATTGGTGTAGCACCAGCTGCAGCACCAGCGGCAGCAGCAGCAACAGCGGCTCCATTACTTGTAAAAGTGGCTGATTTTTTAAAAAAAATTGGGATAGAGCCTGACGAACTTGTTCAAGTTAGCAAAGATGCTTTAAATAAAAGAGCGCAACAGCTAGCAAAAAAAGCACTAGAGCCAAAAGCGGCTACAGATGCTCAGAATATTGATATTGCAGATCAAATTTTTGAGCAGCCAACAGAAATGGAGCCGATCACAGACATGGCGCCAGTATCAACTACTACAACAAAAAAGCCAAATTTTTTACCATTATTGATCGGCGGGGCTGCCGTTCTTTATTTTGTAACTAGAAAAAAATAAGATGACAGCAAAACAACGAGCAGCAAGAGCAAAATTTAAAGCGGTAGTCGCAGAGGCAAAAAAGCTGCGTAAAAAAAACCCAAAATTGACTCAGGCACAAGCTGTAAAGCAAGCCTGGGCAATTAGCTACAGCAAAAAAAATGATAAAGTTGGTGCTGTTAAAAAGAAAACAGCAACAAAAAAGAGGTCAGCTACTAAAGTAAAAGCAAAAAAAGGAAAAAAAACCAGCGAAATGCATACTGACACAAAAAGTCATAATGTAAGTATTCGCGTTATTAGTGGCTTAGATAAAATAAATACACATCACGTTAAAGAATTACAGCATCTTACAAATTCTTTATCAATAGCACAATATCATTTAAAAAAAGCTATGGATCAAAGAAAAGCATCACGAGATAAAGATGCAAAAAATTATTTTAACAAATTAGCTTTTAGGTTTAGAGATGAAATACAAGCTATAAAAAAACAAATATCGATCGTTAAAAAGTTAATAAAGTAGTGTACAAGATCTTGCCATATACTGTAGCGCAGGCTCGCCGATTAAATGTAAAGGTTAAGCCAAGTATCAGGAAAGGCAAAAAAATAGATGTATATGATAAAGAGGGAAATTTTTTAACAAGTGTAGGCGCTAAAGGTTACTTAGATTATCCGACGTACAAAAAGTTATTCGGAAAAAAAGTAGCTGATCAGCGGCGGCGCCTATACAAGCAAAGGCATCAGGAGGATCGAAAAGTAAAAGGATCAGCCGGGTATTTTGCAGATCAGCTGCTGTGGTAAATTAGGACGTAACAAACACATATAAAACAAAACAATGGCAAGACGTAGAAAAAGCACCAAAAGACGCAGCTCACGCCGTCGTATGGGAGCTGTTGGCAAGGCCAACATTCAAGCAGCACTCGGCATTATTGCTGGAGCTGTTATTGGTAGAAAAGTCGCAGGCTTTATACCTGGCGATAATGAGTACATTAAAAACGGGGCTGTACTTGCAGTCGGCTTAGCTTTCCCAATGATCTTAAAAGGTGAGCTCGGAAAATCTATCGGAAACGGTATGATTGCTGTAGGTGGCGCTGGACTTGTTGCAAAGGCTTTACCAGGTCTTGGAGCAATGGACGACACTATGACGTTCCCAGTAACTGTCGGTGAAATTCCTGACAATATTAGCGTAATCGCCGGTAGCGATGACGTTATGGCTGGCGACGACCTTTCTGTACTAGCTGGTATGGAAGAGGACGAAATGTACTAAAAACATTCACCTGTATTCACCTTTATTTAAAAACAAAAAGCCCGGCCCTGGGCCATATCGAACAGGGCACAATTAAAAATGGCATCAACCGTTGGCACACGCCTCGCCTTTGAAAAGGCAAAAGAAGCGATCAACCGCGCTGGTTTTTCGCTCGGACAGGCTGTATTATCG